AAGAAGGGCCATGCCAAGGCTATTCAAAAACGCGATGCTTGGCAGCGTGAAATGAACAGCACATTCAAAGGAACTGTATATGATCAGAATCGTAGGCCAGAAAAGAAGTCGATGTTAAATAGGCATCAACAGAGTCTGGAGCGTCAAGCTCAAGAAGCTTCAAGACAACGGCAGATTGCACTTAATGAACGAAATCGTCATTTAACTGGAAGTTTTGATAATAGTAAGTATAATCGCGCTTACAAGGAAGCTGATCAGAGGAGTCGAGAAGCTGCCGAAAGATTCTATAGATCCATGAATGGTAGGCAACGTAGAAGATATCATGATCGATACCAATATTGATGGAGGAAATCAAAATGAATAATGAACCCTATTATGGTGTAACACGTACCGATGAGTATCTTGCTCATTATGGTATTAAGGGTATGAAATGGGGCGTTCGGAAGGCTCGCGAGAGCGGCGATGCCAGAGCTCTTGGACGTCAGTACCGAAAAGCTCAGAAGAAGCTTGCCAAGCTTGAAGCTCGTGCTGCTAATGGTAAGAAATATGCTCGTAGAGCTGCTTTGATGGGTGCTGGAGCTGCCGCCGCCGGTGGATTGGCAGCAGTTGGCACAGGTGGTGTGGCACAGGGGATTGCTCGTGGTGGTCATATGCTTGGTAGAGCTGCAAAGGGTGTTGGTACTGGAATGCGTAGAGGCGGTAATGCTCTTGCAAATCTGGGTGCACGTACGCATAATGCAGCGCTTGCAAAGACTGGCATTGCTCTTTCTACTGCTGGAAGAAGTATTAGAATGCCTGCTAACACATTTGTTCGTAATGCCGGACAGGCTGGTGTTGCTGTTAGTAAATGGGGTAAAGCCACCGGAATATCTGATGCCATTACTGGTAAAGCAGCTTTGATGAAAAAGGGATCTGACCTTATTTCTCAGGGCGGATCCAAAGCTTTACGTAGTACAGCTAAAGGTGCAATGAAACGTACTGCTGGATTTAATGCTTTGGAAAAAGCACAGGGAATTAGAAGCATTTCTAATAACACAATTGCTCGTATCGGAGCTGGTGCTGTCGGTGCTGGTCTGGCTGGTGGTGCTGCTTATAATGCTTATCGGGCTGCGACGACCAAGCGTGCTGCTCGGAAGGCCGCTCAGTTCAGAAGTGAAATGAATAAGGCCTTTGCTGGGACACAGTATGATCGCCGGCGGAAGAAAAATCGGCGGGGTTAATTTTCTCAATTACGAGAAAGAACAAAGAAAAGGAAGATAAAGTAAACTAGTCCGATTGCTAAAGCAAAGATTTTGGGAATCATCTTTGCATTGTATTCCCTCTTTTGTTTGCGCTCTTCTTTATCTTTTGCTTCTATGTCCATTGTATGGCGCTGCTGTTCGAAATTCAGTTTTATGGATTCATTCACATAATTCTGCATTTCAGGAAGATGTGAACCGCAGAAGCTGCAATGAGTGGCTATCTTGTCGGCTGTGAAGTATATTGTTCCTCCACAGCTAGGACATTTCGTGGACAGGACCTGCTGATTGTTAGGCATTTCAATCAACTCCTTTCTTATGGCATTTTATCACATCTCTCTAAAAAATCAAAATGGAAATAATCGCGAGGTGACTCTATGGCCTCAATTGGACAACGGCTCCAGCATGCCTGGAACGCCTTTCGAAATAACCGGGATCCTACGATGATTGATGTGAAGCCAGCACAGTATGGCTATAGCAGTTTTAATCGTCCGGACCGGCCAAGGATGACACGTGGAAACGAACGTTCTATTGTTACGGCTATTTATAACCGAATCGCCGTGGACGTTGCCGCTGTCAAGATTAAGCATGTCCGGATTGATGAAAATGGTCGTTATCAGGAAACGATTGAATCTGGACTTAATAACTGTTTGACCCTGGACGCCAATACGGATCAGACTGGGCGACAGTTTATTCAGGATGTTGTTATCAGTATGTTCGATGAAGGCTGTGTGGCTATTGTACCTACAGACACCGATATCAATCCCCGAATTACCGGGGGATACGATATTCTGAGCCTTCGGACAGCCAAGGTTGTGCAATGGTGGCCTGAAGAAGTGAAAGTGCTTCTTTATAATGAGCAGAAGGGCATTAAGGAAGAGATTGTACTTCCGAAGAAGATGGTTGCAATCATCGAAAATCCTTTCTATGCCGTTATGAATGAACCAAGTTCCACCCTTCAGCGATTGATTCGAAAGTTGCAACTTAAAGACCAGATCGATGAGAGCACTGGTTCCAATAAGCTTGATCTGATTATTCAGCTTCCTTATGCCATAAAGACCGATGGACGAATTCTCGAGGCCGAAAAGCGAATCAAGAAGATCGAAGAGCAACTGGAGAAAGGCAAGTATGGAATTGCCTATACGGATGCAACCGAAAAGGTAACTCAGCTTAACCGCTCGCTGGAAAACAATATGCTGGAGCAGATCCGGGATTTGACGGCTCAGCTGTATGCATATCTGGGCATAACAGAAGAGATCATCAATGGAACCGCTGACGAAAAGGTCATGTTGAACTACTATAACCGGACTATCGAACCTATTCTTGGCGCTATCTGCGATGAAATAAAGCGCAAGTTTCTGACCAAAACGGGACGCACCCAGGGTCAGAGCATTATGTATTTCCAGGACCACTTCAAACTGGTGCCTGTTAATAATATCGCTGACATTGCTGATAAATTCACACGGAACGAGATTCTGACGGCAAACGAAATTCGCAGCATTATCGGTATCAAACCCAGTGATGATCCGAAGGCTGATGAACTTCGCAATAGCAATATGCCTATTCAGGACAGAGATCCCGCTCTTGGCGAAGAGGAACCCGTGGATCCACAAGAACTGGAAGAAGCTCGGAAGACATTGCTTGATGCTGGCCTAACCGAAGACGATCTGAAGGATCTATCTGAAGCCGAAATCGTTGAGCTGGCTGAAAAGTACAAGAATGGTGATCTTGAGGAAGAAGAGGGCGAAGAGGAAGCTACTCCGATACCCGAGAGCACGGCTGCGAATACCGGATGATCCTGACGTTCGGACGCAACCAAACTAATGGAGGAAATCAAAATGGCGGATAACAGACCTTATGACATTTCCGGCTGGGCGACGATGTGCAACATTCGCTGCAGTGATGGCCGGACAATCCGCCCGAATGCTTTTATCGAGAATGACGGTGACGAAGTTCCGATGGTTTATCAGCACTGCCATACAGATCCGGAAAACGTTCTGGGTCATGCGTTGCTGGAGAACCGGGATGAAGGTGTCTACTGTTATTGCTGGTTCAATCAGAACGATAAGGCGCAGGCGGCCAAAAATGCGGTGGCGAACGGCGATATTAAGCAGTTCTCCATTTACGCGAATCAGCTTGTGCAGAAAGGAAACGATGTGGTTCACGGCATGATCCGTGAGGTCAGTCTGGTGCTGACTGGAGCCAATAAGGGAGCCCGCATCGAGAATCTGAATTTTGCGCATAGCGACGGAACTTACGATACGGATGACGAAGAAGCTCTGATTTACAGCGAGCCTCAGGATATTTGTCATTCAGAAGATGGTATGGAGGACGCAGATATGGGCGAGAATGAAGGATTCGACATTCAGTCTGTTCTGGACACGATGGACGAAAACCAGATCGCCGCTGTGCAGGCTCTGTATGAGCAGGGACAGCTTGACGCTCTGGCGGAAATGGGCATCGATCCTAACGCTGAGGCCGATGAGGACTACGAAGACGAAACCGACGAAGACCTCGACGATGATGAATACGACGAGGAAGACGACGAAGACCTCGACGATGATGAATACGACGAGGAAGACGACGAAGACCTCGACGATGATGAATACGACGAGGACGAAGAAGATGATGAAGACGAGGATGACGACGATGAGGTCGAGCATTCCGAATTTGGAGGTTATGGTTCCATGAAGAAGAATGTGTTTGATGGCACTATGGATGAAGTTGGCGGCAATGCGCTGTCCCATTCCGAACTCGATACGATTTTCTCCGATGCGAAGCGTGGTGGCAGCCTGAAGGATGCTGTTCTTTCCCACAGTGCTGAGTATGGTATTGACCAGATTGATTGGCTGTTCCCGGACTACAAAAATCAGAACGTCCCTCCCGAATTCATTAAGCGGGAAATGGACTGGGTCCAGAAGGTAATGGGTGCTGTGCATCACACTCCTTTCAGTCGGATTAAGTCCATGTTTGCCGATATTACCGAAGATGAAGCTCGGGCGAAGGGTTACATCAAGGGTCATCTGAAGAAGGATCAGGTTTTCACGCTGCTGAAGCGTACCACTGATCCGCAGACTGTGTACAAGAAGCAGAAGCTGGATCGGGACGACGTGCTCGATATCACTGACTTTGATGTTGTCGCCTGGATTAAGGGTGAAATGCGGATGATGCTGGATGAGGAACTGGCTCGTGCTTTCCTGATTGGTGATGGCCGTAGCACTGCCTCTGAGGATCATATCGAAGAGTCTCATGTCCGTAGCATCTGGAAGGATGACGATCTGTTCACCGTGAAGGTTCCTGTTACTCAGGTTCAGAACGAGAGCTTCGCGAAGACCATCATCAAGACAATCATCAAGAATCGGAAGCTTTATAAGGGCAGCGGTGATCCAATTTTCTTCACCACTGAAGATGTGCTGACTGAAATGCTGTTGCTTGAGGATGGCATTGGGCATTTCCTGTATCCGACCAAGGCTGCTCTGGCGACTACGCTGCGTGTACGTGACATCGTTACCGTTCCTGTTATGGAGCAGGCTGGTACTCGTACGGATACCACTGGTAATAGTCCTGTTGTTTGGGATCTGATCGGTATCATGGTCAACCTGAGCGATTATAACGTCGGTGCGGACAAGGGTGGTAGCATCAATATGTTCGATGACTTCGACATCGACTACAACCAGCAGAAGTATCTGATTGAAACCAGAATTTCTGCTGCACTGGTGA